CTGCATGGTCGCGGGACCGGTAAAGGTGTGTCCCAGCTTGCAGAGGATCGCGAGCCCTTCGGTCAGTGCCGTGATCGCCGGAGTGTAGATGCCGACCACTGCATTCAATGTGCCGGTATCCGCTGCGTACGGCAGATCGACCACATAGGTATTCTCGTTGGTAACATCGGACGTGAAGCCCTGATAGTTGGCGATCTGGAAGCGGGTGCCGTCATCGATCAGCTCGACTACCATGCCCGCCGGGAGATCGCCCGCAGCAGTCGCTGCACCGTTGCCGCGCACGATCGAGCGTGCGCCGAGCCCGTCGATGCTCAGTGTCGATGCCCCGGTATTGGTGACCGGCACCACGATGCGCAGCGTGAGGCCAGCGCGGTACTGGTCCAGCATCGGGTCGAGCGTGGCGTAATATGTATTCGCGCCGCTCGGTGCGGTCGCCTGCGCGAAGTTGACCTGCTGGCGCACGGCGCGCGTGACCTGCCAGAGATCGCTGTCGGACGGCGTGAAGCCCGCCGTGTTGATCAGGTTGACGATCTCGCGCTGCGGATACTCGAACGCCGCCGCGGGCGGGATCGAGCCGCGCTGGCCGGTTGACGGATTGCCGTTGACGTAGGGCGCACCGGGAGGATTTGCTGCAGTGATGCCATACGGTTGCTGATACTTCATCGTACGTTCCCCTTATTACGGTGTGCCAGCCATCGGATCGCCGGGCTTCAGCGTGTAGTAGTCAAAGAGGAGATCGGTCTGCGCAGGCTTCCAGCGCCGCAGCAGACATTCCAAATCTTCCGCGAGTCCGATCTTCAGATGCGGATCGACCCCGGCTTCGCCTTCGCCTGCGCGGAACCAGATCAGGCTGGTGGCGTGAACGTGAACCGTCCACGCAAAGCGCATTTCTTCCGGGCCGATGTACCACTTGTAATCGCCGACCAGCGGGTCTTCATCGATCGGCATCTCGCGCGTGTCGCCAGCTTCGCTGACGCCAGCCATGAACGGCGCGTACTCTGAGATCGTGATGTCGTAGCCGAGCCACTTCGCAATATCGATGAAGTATTCGCGGCTCTGCCCGCCCATCATCGTCATCTTCAGAACGAGCATCGCCTGCCGTTCTGGGATCGACGTTGCATCTGGGAAACATGGGTCAGGCAGACCCCAGTTGCGTTCCCAGTCAGGCAAAAGCTCTATCGTCGCGCGCGGATCAGACTCACGCTCCAAGAGATCAGCGGCGCGCGCGTCGACAAAGCCCCAGTAGTTCGACAGCCCGAAGCAGGTGTTCCACAGCGTGCTTAACGGATGCCGCGGCCACGCCTGCCCTTGCGGCAGCAGGGAAAGAAAGGCCTGCGCATAGTCGTCACCGGACCGGCGCACATGCCGGTCAGCCATAGGTGACGGTACCGAGTATGGCGAGATGTCCTAAGCTCTTCGCCGGGGTGTTCTCGAAATCGAGATCGTAGTGATCGACGCCCGGTGCCTGCGAGATCGCGTCCTCGACCCAAGAGCGATAGATGGTTGCGCCCGGATACGCGCGCGCATACAGCATGTCTTCAAGCTGTTGCTCGATTGCCGCGTGCGTAGACGGGCTGTCGGTGACCAGATTGCTGATCTTGATGTCGATCGGCTGCGGGATCGGCGCTTCGACAAAACTGTCCTTCACCGCCACCGGTCGCTTCTCATCGAGATAGGTCTTGACCGCCAGTACGTCGTCGCCGGTCGGGAAGCCGTTATTGTCGGCGCGCAGATCGTCCATCATGAAGCGCACGGTCACGGTGCCGATGCCCATCTCCAGCGGCGAGCACCACGCGCGCGTGACCCCCGGCACTGCCAGCGCCCATGCCTCGTAATCGTAGGCCGCCCCGCCCATTGGCGGCTGCTGGATACGGCGCAGAATGCGGATGCGAAGCTCTTCGTCGGTCTCGTCGTCGGTGCCGCCGGTCAGCGCCAGCAGGCTCGCCGCCGAAGAGACGCCACCGATCGGCGGATTGACGGTCGCGCTGGTGCCGTCCGGCAGATTGCCCATGACGCCCGGATCGAGCGCGCGAACCGGAGCCTCGACCGGCGCGACGATCGAGGAGTAGACCGCTTCCGTCGTCTCGTAGCTCACGGTCTGCGTGGAGACGCCGCCGGTCAGCGGATAGATCGACACGCTGGTGTCGAGGATGGTGCCGATCGGAATGATGACGCCGTCGACGGTGGCGGTGAAGCTCGCCCTGCCGGTCGCCAGCGTCGCGAGCTTGCGCCCGGTGGTGCCGTCGGCATTGACCAGCCAGATTTTACCGTGCCGGTCGAGCCATTCGGTTTCCGCTGTATCCGGCAGAAGCTGCAGCGCCAGCCAGTCGATGTACTGCAGGGTCAGGTGGCAGAGCGCGCCCTGATTGTCCGACAGCACACGCAGCACGCTGTTCGGCACGCTGGCGTCCGCTCCCGGCAGCGAGGCCCGCAAGGCATCGCGCACCAGACTGCGAACCTCGCGCAGTGTCGGCGTCGACCATGGCATTAGCTGTCCTCGACCATCTCTTGCCAAAGAATTTGGTAGTTCAACTGAATCTCGGGCAGCGGCCCGCGGTAGATGCGCAGCGCCGCGTCAACGCGCTGCTTGTCGATACGCGTGACCCACACATCAAAGCCGGTGCAAATCCGGCGATCGACAAACGGCTGGATCGCGTTGCGGATGTAGGTCTCGATGATCATCAGCGTGGAGCCCTCCAGCGAACCTGCCGGAGCGATCTTGCTACGCACGAGCAGCCAGAGCTTGCAGCCGATCGGCCACGCGTCCCAGATGTCGGCATCGAGGTCGCCCCACCAGCCCTGCCGGTCACTCGAATCAGGATCGGGCAGGACGTCGGTCTCGGCGGCGAGCCCGTTGGTGCCGAGCGCGACGATTACAGCGGTGGCCAGCGCCTTGGTGTCATCGAGCGTGCCGTCATCGCGCAGCGACCAGTCGCACGTGACGGAGTATTTGGGGAACTGGTTGTTCTGGACGATCCTGACATCAGGAACGAGCGAAGTCGTCATTTGGCGAGCTTGGCGAACACATCAACTGCCGGGCCGGACACCGTCACCACCAGCGCGAACGGCTTGGTGCCTTTCTTGGCCCCGACGTAGACCTTTTTGTCATCGGCGACGTGAACGTAAGTCTTGCCGTCGTCAAGCATCACGTGACCTTCGGCACCGGACATACGCGCGTGCTTCTCCGTGTTCAGTTCGACAAAATAGTTTGAATCCTGATTGTCCTTCTTGAGCGGCTGCTGACCGCGTTCCTTCTGCTGTTGCTGGCCCTGCCCCTGATCAGCCTGCCCGCCTTCGGTTGCGAGCGCACTGGCCTGCTGCTGTTGTTGCTGCTGTTGCTTTTTCTGCGGCACCAGCGCCATGCGCATGGTCTTGCCCTGCGGAGCCGACCAGAAGCCGCCGTCCTTGCTCAGATGAAACTGCTGCTGGTCGTCCCTGCCGCGAAACATCGCGGTGTCGCCCTTATCCAGCTTGTAAAGGCGATGCCGTCGGTCATCCATCGCGCCTGCGACCGGGAAGCTGCGGTTGCCTCCCATGAAGTTCACGTTGGCTTCCGCACCGTCGGTGACGTTGCCCTGCCCGTCGCGATCGGCATCAAACACGACCGACGTGAAGCCGTAATTCTGCGGAGCCTCGACGCCCTTGCGCGATTCGTTGTGCTGAAAGCTGCCGCTCATCTCCTGCATGAGCTTGCTGTCGTCCACCTCGGACACGACCGAGCGCGAGCCGCCGGACACGTAACCACGAAACGCTGAATTCAACGGCGTCTGTCGATGCATTGAGTCCTCCTATGCGTCTGACATCTCCGGCGGCGGGCTGGTGCTGCCGCCCTTCTTCTTGCCGCCGCTCAAGCCGTACTGGTCGTTTAGCTTCCATGGGCTGACCAGATCGATCACGGTCTGGGTGCCGACGCTGCGGTTTTGTGTAAACGTCACGCGTTCGACCTTGAGCACGTCATCGAGCAACGCCATCGGCGATTTCACGTAGACATCATCACCCGGAGACCACAAATTCTGATCATCGCGCAGCCAGCCCTGTACGGTGACCGATGCTGTGATCAGCATGCCGTCGTTCCATTTGCGCACATTCTTGACGTGACCAAGCAACTCGGCCTGTGTGGCCACGTGCTGCTCGGCATTGGTGATCAGGATGCTGGGGATTTTCGTCGCCGTGCCCGGCAACATCGCCGTCATCTGGCTGGCCTTGACGACGTTGCCCTGATCGCCGGGCGGGCGCTGCGCATCGGTGCGATACTTGTTGAACGCGTACTTGTCGGTGATCACGCACTGCATCGCCTTGATGTTGATGCCTTCGTATAGATTGCTGACGATCCCGAAGGTGTGCTCACCGATCAGCACAAAATTGCCGTACGAATCCGAACTGAGGATGACGCCGCGCGAGCGCCCGGTGCGCTCCAGAAAATCCCAGATGGTCTCGCCCGGCTGGTTCTGCAGTTGCTGGAACGGGGTCTTGTTTAGCTCGCCCAGCGTTTTGATGCCGACGCCGAAATTCTGCAGCACTTTGCGGGCAACCTGCTCGTAGCTCATATTGTCAAATGAGCCGGTCTGGGTGTCGACGCTCGATCGCGCTGGCCACGCGGTCGCGCTTTTGCCGATCAGTTGCACGCCGTGATTATTGGCGTCGTAGGCCACCTGCCGGGTCTCGATGTAGCCGGTTACGGCCAGCACACCCGCAAGGATGATCTCGCACTTGTCATCCGGCTTGAACTGCAGGTTCTGCCACATCGGGATCGTGCTCGACGTCTGCGGCGTGCGGAAGAACAGCGGGTCGCGCTCGGCTGCCGAGAAGCGGAAGATGGTCGCATCGGTGCCGACGGCGGCCTGCACCCAGACCTCTTCCCAGTCTTCGAACTGCCGCCCGTTCACGCTGAGTGTTGCCAACTCTTTTGCTTTTGGCATCAGGCCGACAGCGCCTCACCCAGCGGCGGACAGAATGCCGGATGCACGATCTTGTTTTCCTTGCGCACCTCGTCGGCCCGGCCAGCATCGCCGTACAACCGATACGCCAGCACCAAGCTCGGCAGCGGCTCATAAAATTGATACTTGAGCATGCGCGGCAGCGGCAGCGCCGTCGACACCAGATGGTTGGTGATTGCCGCGTGCAATTCGACCAGCGCCTGAAAGGCAGCCGAGTCCATGCTGTCCGCCGCGGTCTCTTCGGCATCAGCAAACGGCTGCATCAGCCCTCGCTTCAGCGCCTCGACATCCTGACGGCTGACAAACGTCATGCTGGCGATGATCCGACCGATGATCGACAGACAAAGCTGCATGCAGGAATTGGTGACGAGCCTCGCCCCGAGCGTATAGGGTTTCTCGGTTTCGACCTGTCGGCGGACGGCATCGATCGCCGTCAGCACGCACCCAGCCTCGAAGGTTTCCTGAAAGCAGGCGGTCAGCGGCTCGCCCATGACATCGCCCATCAGGAGCGCAAGCGTATTGGCCTGCACGTAGCCGATCGTGGTGCGCGCGTCGGAACCGGGCCGCCCGGATGCTGGCACGGCCTTGAGCAGCACCGCCAGCGTGCGCTCGATGATGTCCGTTGCCTCCTCGGCATCGTAGCGCTTCATGCTTCTGAACCGCCCGGCGGAATGGTGGGTGGAGTTGGCCCGCCATCAACCGCGCCGGTCTCCAGTCCCGGCGGCGGCTTCGGTTGCGGGCGCAGGCTTTGCGAGCCAGCGGTGCCGTTCATGTTGTTGATGACCGACTTTTGCATCATGTCCGCCGCTTTATTCAGGATGCCCTTGGTATCCAGCACCGACGCCGGAGATTGCGCGTTGATACCGACCTCGGTGAAGGTCATGTCGAACACGCAATAGCCGCCGAAGCGTATTTCTTCGGTCACGCGATAGCGCATGCAGACGACCCACACGCCGGGCTGGGTCGGCAACTGCAGCAGGCCGGGGCCTTCCTCTTCAAGCTCGTCGCGCAGCCGG